GTTTTGGGGCAGTGTCCGGACAGCAAGCTTTGTGTTAAACTCAAAGTACTTCCCGGGCTTGCGGATGGATGATGGAATTTCGTCGAATGATATGTTTTCCGAGGCCATTATTTATTACCTCCTTCGTTGGTTTCTATGGATTTGGTAGGGACACGATGTGTTGTGTCCTTGTCTGACGGGTCTTTGGAAACCTCCAGTGACCCATCTTTTACCAGCCGCCTGTAGTATGCTGTGCCCTTGACTTCCACTGGGGCGCTATCTGTTATGTACTTCCGCGGCTTGCCTTCTTTAGGGCATTTAGTGCCTTTTTGCGCTATAACTATCATATGACCTCCTACTAATGCTTAATCAGGATAGTGATTGGCGCTCCACACATCTCGATTATTTTAGGAGGCGCTGTGCATGACCATCTGAGATGATCTGATTCAGGACTTCTTTGCCCTAAATTATCATAAGCTTTTAAAAAAAATTCGTAACGAACACCAAGCTTAAGGTCAAGATTGTCCAGGTCAAAAGAAGTAACGTTGCCTACATCTTTTTCAGTCGTGGCTTCTCCCACCACGCCGTAATAAAGCAGGATACCCTCTAATGTTTCGCCGCAATCAGAAGAATCCCAAAGCAGCGTTGCTGCATTAACCGATGTCGAAAGCAATAAAATCAAAGTTAATATGAGCCCTATTTTGCATAATAAATTTTTCATCATGTTCTCCTTTAATTATCAATTATCAATTATTAACTATCAATTGTTACAACATCCTGCGCATCCATCACGTCATCATCTTCAGGATCCTGCAGGTAATATTCCAGGCCTATCGTAAGTAAATCGACTGTTGTTTCATCGTCGGTTTTTTCGATTACATATGATGTTTCCAGCTCTATTTGATAGGCCATCAAGCCTTTGTCTGCCAGGGCATCATCAGTAATGTTGCGAAAACTTTTCGGGATTATCGGTAATATTTCCAAGTCGAGATCCTGGAGAAGCAATAAATTAATAATGCCCTGCAGGATAGGATAAACTCCGTGTCGGCGGTCTTTTTCGCTTTTGTAATTTTTAAAAATTACTACAATAACAAGTGTCAGCTCGCACCTGTATTTAGTCTGTGTGATCCGCTTATAATCACCTGTTTCAGTAGAAAGGAAAACTGCTGGATATATGATGCCGGTGGTACCTGTTTTGATGCCGACGTCACGAACTGACAGCCCGCCGGTTTCGAGTTTGTTTATTATTTTATTTTCTATTTCTGTGATCATGAAAGCAGATGCTCTTTAATAATTTCTATGAATTCTTTTCTGTTTTCGTCATTTATGCCCAGATGCGGACGAGCAGGGATAGTCGCTTTGCTGCCTCGGCCTGCTTTACCTCCGAATTGATGAAGAGCTGCATAATCTTCGCTGATTTTATCAGGGGCGATTATGACCATGCCTCTACCTACTTTATAGACGGTGCGTCGCAGATGACCGTCTCTTGTGAGTATTTTTCGTTTAGCCAAAAAGTTTTGGAATTTCTTATTGAGTTTTCTTTTCTTTGTGTATTTCCTGCCTCGATAACTGCCGTATAAGGTTCGTATTTTCAGAGGCTCCCACTTGTTGCCGTCGGGATCCCGCTCTTCTTTAAAGAGTTTTTCCCTCTCGATTATCATGTATTCGCCGATAGCCTTGTATGCAGGGCGCAGGTTTTTTGCTTTCAGATGCAGACCTGAAAGCAGCTTTTTTATTTCACGGTCTTCTATTTTGACTTTTATGTTTATGCCCATTAGTAGTTATCCAACGTGCCTGTTGATCTCTCTGATGTTCTGCCTGCTGAAAATATACGATCTGTTTTGTTTGTGGTCACGCCGACTGTATCCTGTGATGTCTCAGCAGGGGCATCAGCGCCAAGTGAGACAATGCCCTTTGCAACGTTTTGTAAAAATTTAACTGCATTGTTATAATTCGTTTCCCTGTCATTAGGGATATCTCCGCGACGCATAAACAAGTTATATATGGCTATGATCACGGAATATTTCCTAATTAAAAGAGGCACCGGATCAAAAGGAACGGTATATCTCTCAGCACAATAGCTATCCACTTCAGCATCGGCATCGGCAATTGCACGCTCTATAACCGAAGTGTCTATTTCTTCCAGCGCGTCATCATCCGAGAGTTGGATGAGTTCGCCTTCTGGGATCTGCTCTTTTATGTCGGTCAGCGTGCAGTAGGCCATTTTTATTCCTCAATAATGTCCGGTTCAGTCGGTGTGTTTGCCTTGATCATCTTGATGAGCACAGGCTTAGAGATTCTGGTGTCATATGGTAGTATCAATTTGTCCATTAGTTTTTTTAATTCCGCAACCGTCATGTCTTCGAGCGCCGGTGTCTCTGTGATAGCGCCGCCAACTGCCTCGAATATCTGTTTTTTAGAGGTCTTTAAGAGATCTACTCCGAATTCATCGGGGTAATCTTTGATCTCATTTTTTTTATGAGCGCCGTATGGTGCGACGTTGACAGACGGACTCGGCCCTAAATATTTAATCTTCATGCTTTCCCTTTCAGGTTTACAGTTGTCGGTTTTTTAAAAAACCGTGAACCGACAACCGTGAACCGTGAACCTTTTTTATGATGCGTATGTATCGTTCCACAGATATCCTGCATCCGCGCAGACCTGTACGATATCTGATTCCTCTGCTGATTCATAGACGTCCTGATGCTCAGCATTCTCACGCCAGGTTGATGTGCGCCGTGCCTTGCCGTTCTCATATGCAATCCTGACCTGCAAACCTGCGGTGACCACCTTCAGCCCTAATTTAGGCGCTTTGCGATACAAAAACCCCATGCCCTTGCCTGCATTGACAGTCCATATGTCAACGGCATTGAAGTCATCACCCGCTGCTGTTTCTTCAGCGTCCGAATAGATGGCAGAGCCGACATGCACGCTGTTGAGTTCAAGGATTGCCGCTAACAGGTCTTTTGTGAGCACGCCTCGCTGGGTATATTTAATCTTATCCAAAACAGCCTCGCACTCTTTTAATGCGAGATACGTGGCATAATCGATAACCAGATCCGTGGCAATAACACCGGTTGCTTTGAGAGCTTTCATGCCAGTCGCAATGTCCGCCAGAAATGTGTTTGTTGATCCGGCAGGCGCCCATAGGCCTTCGGCATCCACTCCGCCTGAATTGCCATCCAGCCAGGTTCCTGCGGTTATCAGGCTGGCCACTCTGCGTTCTTTTTTAAGGTCAATTTTATCGGCTGTATCTTCAAGCGCGTCTAAATCCGGTTTGAGAGCAGGGGCGCCTTGCGCCTTGCTGAATCTCCGGTCTTCGTCTGTAACCGCTGTGGCAAACGCATACTCTTTAGTCGCCAGAGACACGGATGTCACTTGGCGGCTGCCTCGACGGGCTCTGGTTCCGGCTGCCCTGATTCCTGCCTCATCCCTGAACCCTGCACCCTTTTGGTATTTTGTAATTTTGGCCCTGGGATCTGCGCCGTCAAGAATCGGGAAGACAGAGTCGGCGATATAATCCAGGTTTTTGTACGCTATAGATACGTTTGCCAAAGGCCCGGCAACGATCTGCTCTTTGATAGGTGGCATAGCTTGTTCCTCCTTTTTTAAAATAAATCTTTAACTTATCAGCTTAATAGCTTAATAGCTTATCAGCTCAACAGCTTAACTCGCTGCATTCACCTGGTGTACTGCGCCGGAAAGCAGGATCTCGCCAAGGTCATCCTGGTCCCCCCCTACTATGCATCTGCCGATGGCCAGATCCAGTGCCACGTCGGCATCCATGCCTTTCCCTGCATCTGCCGCGTCTACATATTCCAATTTTATCCATTCGTTTTCTGCGACGGTTTCGCCGAAAACGATTTTGCTTTTTCCGATCAGCATGACCGAAGCAGCTTCACCTGCCGCGGGCGCATTCTGTAACACTCCCAGCCCTATCTTCAGCGGCCTCATATGATTCTAATAATATTCCATTTTCTGTAGCCATTTTTTATTCTCCCTATTTTTTCTTTAACCGTGAACCGTTGAACCGTGAACCGTCCTTTACCCTGGAATTTCCTGCTGATACTCGTTTGCCAGGTCGGGGTTTTCAGTCTGAACCTCTGAAAAGGCTGCACTGTATGAGAGTTCTTTGTTACTTGCTCGTTTTTTTGCGATCAGGGCTTCCAACTTGCCGGCTGCATCGCCTGCATTAACGTCTGTGTCTCTGCTTGCAATCTCTTCGTAATTAATCATTTTCGGGTAGTTCGGTTTCAAAGAGACCTCTCAAGCGATCATGCAAGGTTGCCTTTTCTTTTGTTTCGCCAAACTCGATAATGGCATCGCTGTCCGCCAGAAATTCCAGTATTTCCGGCACGCCGAATTTAATTAGGGCGGGTGTTAGTTTCCCCTCTTTGACCATTGCGTCGCACCAAGTGGAGATCCCTTGTTTACGGGCATCTCGCTTCGCGTTGCGCTCTTTTTCCGCGAACTCGGTTTTTGCTTCTGTGCGCCCCTCTTCCTTTGCCTCTTTGATTTTAGACTCCACAGTTGACAGCTCTTCTGCGAACCTTTGACTTTTCCGAAAACACAGGCTCTTCCTGTATCTCGGGTCTGTTTTTGAGATCTTCGATCTCCCAGTTCTTGACAACCTTGTCGGCTGTTTCCGTATCAAATTTTTCGATTATAAACTCCCTGAGACTCTGCATTATCCTGCCGACAACGGACATTTTCCAATCTTCCTCAAACTCAAATGTGATTTCATCTGCGCCTGCCTTGAATCCTATATCTGCAAGGCCCTTGACTGCAGGCGGACTGCCGCCGAGGAAACCGACGTGTCGAAGCCTGCCGTCCGGATAAAAGCTTGCAGAACGTTTTTTATACAGCCCTGTTTTAACTGCATCCCCGAACTCAGGGACCACGTCTTTTAGTTTTGCAAGTAAAACATCGCCTGACTTTTTAAGCCCTTCAATCCAGCCGAATGCCGTCGGTTGGATGACCCACAACTACAGGGGGCTCATGAAATTTTGGGTCAAAGGTTTTAACTGCTTTTTCGATCAGCGCAGTTGCGTCATGCTCTCTGCCCTGGCTGTCTTTTTGTGTCCCGCCTTTAAATATTTCTATCCATCCGGTAAGTGCTTTTGACATTTATATTTCCTTTCTCAATGCTTCTTTGCCGACGTTATAGTCCCATCGTTCCGTCATTCGGAGCCTTGTCGGGTTTTTCTTTGCCCATGCGCTTCAGGTCTCGTTCTGAACGGGAGACCACTTTGCACTTACAGCCCCAGCCATTAGGGGCGTAATGTGTTGTCCACCAGGGGTCATCGGCCCTGAGTATTGTGCCGTCCCATGACAAGTGTAGTTTTCTCGGGTTGATACTGTCTCCATGCACGTATTCCCAGTATGGACGGGCTTTCAAAACTTCAGGATCAGTCATCTGCGTATGACGGCCTGCTGAATATGATGTCCTGATGTTTGTCTCAAAAACTATACGCGTCCGCCATCCTCTACTGCCTTTATAGCTCCAGCCGTGTTTGCTTACTATGCCATCAAAGTCTTTTTTGAATTTTGCAAGGGTCAGCCTGCGACCATGAAGGCGCGTGAGTGCATGCCTTTCCAGAGATCGTCCCAGTGCTGAGTGGGTACCCTGAGTTTCTCCCTGAAGAATTTAATCGCTTCCTCAAAAGGAAGATTTGTAAATTTATCCGCCATTCTGAACCTCGTAGCGGCCTGCCAGCTCTGCTGCTGTAAAAGCTCTTTGCATGAGATTGCCAATCTCGGAAACATCCATGTCTTGACCTAATTCAATCAACCCGTCACGGATTTCTTCAAAACTTTTGGCATTTTCAACCAGGCTGCGAACCGGCTCAACCAGCCCGTCAAGAAGATCAGACGCATCATCCTCAGCACGTTCGGTATATGTGTCTACGATGTCCGGCTCTTCAGCAAATTCATTGTCCTGATCCCTGACCCCTGTTTCCTGATCCCTACCCTTAACGAGTTCGTCATCATCATCCGGTCTCGATATTCCGTATGTGTCATAGAAATACTTCTTACCGACAGGCAGGCCAATTTTGGATGTCAGGATTTCATCCCGCTCTGCAAGGGGCAGCAGGTCTTTTTCTTCCTCTACTCTGATTTCCAGTTGAGGGTATTCCGTGACTCCCGGGAAATTGTAATCCACTATCCAAGGGATGAGCGTTTCGTTCAGGCACTCGCAAAGCAGCCCTGCATCTGCCTCGACAATATCCTGTCGCACTTCGTTATGTGTCTGGCTTGCAGCATATGAGCCTTCGCCTTTTACTTCTGTGGTAAGGGTTTGGCCCAAGACGCGCTTGGAGATTTGCCTGTCCATGTAATCGCAAAGGGACTCATACGTTACATTGCCGGATCGAGTAGCCTCCAAAAGATCTATCGCCATTGTGTCCGGTATTTTGACGCCGGTCTCATTCTGGATTGCATCAATGGCATCAAGCAATGCCTGCTGTTGTGCCGGGTCTGTACCTGTTGGGTATTTACCTACTGCTGTGGGCATGCCGAATTTTTCAAGGAAGATTATC